GTTGATGGTACTTTAACATACTATAATATAAGAAAAAATACTGATATATACAACTAAAAGTACCTCCAATTATATCGTATGTAGTAACTCTTAAACTTATCTATATCCCATTCCCATCCCTGAGACTTAAAACACTCTACAAAATCTACCTTAGTCTTTCTTACATACAAATGTAGGGTGTTAGGAGTAAATTTAACAGCATATTGTTTACCCATACTATTAACTGATCTACCAAAACTAGTAACTACACAATCCTTTAACTCATATTCTAACTGAACATATTCTTCACCTGGCTTAAGAACTTGTTTAATCTTTTCTGCATCAAAAGATAAATCAGTTTCGGTGTAATACGGATGTATAGTCGGACTAATATCATTATTAATGTAATGTTCCATTTCTTCCACATATTTGTCTGAAACATATAAGTTACTCTTTTGTCTTCCCATTATACTGTAACCAATTACTATACTTTATATCAACTTCTGCCTTTAACTGTCCCATACTACAACCACATGATCTTGGTTTAATTTTATCCCAACCATTAAGTAACATTTCTGCTTTAAGATAGGCCTCCTTAACCTCTCCCTTTAACACCCGTCCTAAATATTCGGGAAAGGTCTTTTGAAGCCATATTTTATTTTTATCGTTATCGTTCATACCAATAATTTATTCTATCCTCTAAATGCTGTATTAAGAAGCCTAAGAGACCGGCTATAGCTGCAGCCATAATACTGGAAAACAAGAATAAAGAAATCCAGAAACTCATGCAGCGACCACAGCTCAAAAGTTTGCTCAAGGCCTTAGTAAGGGAGTTAGGTTTCTTGAGAAGAAGATTAATAAACTTTCTTTTGCCGGTCTGAATAGGCTCGAAACTATATGCTATCATTGTAGATAGTATAGTAACTCCTAATAAATTAAAAAATGTTAACTCTATCATTTTCTTAGCTCTTCTAAATACTCTCTAACAAATCGCCTTATACGTTGTTTTTCTTTTATCTCTCGTAAGTTCTTCTTTTTCTTAAGTAATCGTATTACTGAAGGATAGAAAACAAGAGAGACTAAAGCTACTGAGAGTATAATATTTAACACTATTGCTATAGTAAGTGCTTGCATTTTTGTTTTATTTTAATTTGTAACAATTGTGAGTCTCTTTTTAATGAAGCATAAGGAATATTATACTTTCTAGATACAGTAGTATACTTTTCTTTCTGTATCAATATTTCATCGACTAACATTTTGTCGTATGGGTTTAACTTTTTCATTTGGTTTTTAATACAAGTGATAACCTCATCTTCTTCATCTGCAAAAGGTCTGCTAAATTGTTCCTGAATTTTATATTCGTAATTTGGAAAGTATTCTCTATAAGAGTTACTATCTTTTCTATACTGAGCATAAAATCTACTACTACTAGATTTGACTTGTAGTCCTAACATAAAAGTTATATAGTTTTCTAATTTACCGTCTTTTATTACCTTTAACTGAGTCTTTATATCTTTATTTAAGAACATTTCAATACACATAGGTAATAAATCATGACCCCACCTTTCATAACCAGCCTTACAAGTCTTTTTACAATTTATAACTAACTGATCATAAATCTTTGCAATTTCCTCTCTAACAAACTTTTCTTTTGGAGTTAATTCCATATACTATAATATAAGTACTTTTTTATACATATCCAACTTTAACCAAAAAAAAGAGCCGACCATAAAGATCGACTCCTGAAGTGGGTAGGAAAACTAGCTAACACGGCAGATACTTAGAATCTCAACCTACCCGAATATTTTCTTAGAAATTATATGAAAGTATATTTTGAGCTTTCGTAGTTAAAGTTTTGTGTTATTTCAGCATCTGATATAGCTCTGTCACCATATACTCTAACTACTCCTATACTTCCATCAAAGTAACTATCACCTTTAGCTCTTCTTGCTATATTAGCTGCTGCTGAAGATGCATTAAAAGCACTAAATGTTGACCACGTTACAGTTGCTGTTAAATTATCATTTAGTACTACATTGATAGTATAATCTCCTGTACCTGAATCATATGTGTATCTATAAACAGCGTGTATCCAGTTTGTGCTACCGTAAGTAGTGTTTAAGTTACCAAAAAATGTATATGTAGTTGCATTATTTCTTATAATACTTGCTAACTGACCATTGCTTAAACCGTATGCTTGGTTTAAGAACGTCTGATCACCTGTTAGATTACCCCACTGACTAAATATAGTACCATATATACCACTATCACCAAATTGATTATACTTAAAAACGTATTCTAAAGTAAAATCAGGGGTACCGCTATAATCCCACCATTCGTGACTGCCTGGGTTATATTCTGCGTATTGACTACTACCATCAAAAGTAAAACTACCTCCTGGTCCTGAATTATAAGTTGGACTGTTTACAAGAGTAAAGTCTCTAGTACTACCTGAAGGAGAAATATCATACCAAGTTGTACCTGAACCAGGATAAGAATTAGAATCATCTGAATCTACCCAGAATGTTAAACCAGTTTGTACTGGTTGAGCTTCTTCTGCTTCAGAAGCAAAAAAACTAAATGGTTGATACATATTAGCTAAAGTTTAGAAGTCCTGTTCCGTATACGCTTGTGGCATCAGTTGTTACAAATGTTAACACATCTACTGCTGATGTAGTTGCTGTTACTGTCGGTGCTGTACCGCCTGCAAATAAAAAGTCTGGACTAAATGATAATGTTCCTGCTGCTGTTGCATTATTTGTTACTACAAGAGTTATTGTTTGACCAGCTGTTACATTTGTTGCATCTAAATGAGTATCTACTCCATTTGCTAGTGTTAGATTAAAGAAGTTACCTTCCTGCATATCTAAAGATGCAGTAGTTGATGCAATTGATAATGCTGTAACTCCTCCATGCACTTGCTTGTTAAATGTATTTGTATTAGTCCAAGTATTTGCATCTGCTGTATTAGATGGTGCATAAGAAGCTGATCCTAATAAAGAACCAGTAAACGAAGGAGCTGTTATTCCATTTAGAGAATCTATTGAACCAGTAAATTGTATACTACCACCATTTACTTTTATTAAATCTCCTTGTACAGTAGTTCTGTTAGTTGAATCATATAAGTCTCTTACTTCTAATTTACCGTTTCTACCTGAAATCGAACCACTTGTTGAGTTTTGTATAGTTACTCTATCTGTATTTGTAAAAATTACGTTTTCATAGAATGGAGAAGAGTTACTAAACCCTTGAATCATCCCCATAGCATATTGCTGATCTCCTCCTGGGTAATTTTCGAATTCGTTATAATAAGTATCAAATGCTTTACCGTATGCATTTGTAATAGGTAAGTTAGCTACACTTCTTATTGTAGAAGAAGCATTATTACCTGGTAAATTATTTTTAAGAGTTGCTGCTGCACCTGATACTAAAGCAGTACCTGAATTAAATACACCATCTGCAGAAGTAGCATTAGTACTTGTATCTGCATTTCCGTGTAAAGAACCGGTAAAACCACCTGAACTGCTAAAAGGTAATATGGACGATATTTTACTTCCGTCATCTAATAAGTTACTATCAGTTAGATGGTGATTACCGTTTCCTTTTAATATTGTATTAGCTGATGGGTAAGTTGGTGAACCTAAAGTACCATATTCAGGTCCCATCATTACTACTCCATACTCATGAGTTGCTGATGAACTAAATTCATAGAACCAGTCATTGGTTTGACCATCCCATAATAAACTAGCAGTATTGGTAGTTGAACCACTATCTTGTACTTTTACACCAGCATATCTTTCAGTAGGTGTATCATTGTTAAGAATAATAAATGCATCTCCAACTATTTTAGCTGAACCAGTAATCGTTTGTAAGTAACCAATAGAAGCTGAAGTAAACGTTGCACTACTTGCAGTTATATCAGTTATGTTTAATCTTGTACTATTAGGTAAGAAAGAAGCAGTGTCTGCATTTACTGCATGACTAGCTGACGTAGCTGATGTAGCACTTAAAGCACTATCTGCTATTACCGCATGAGATGCTGATATTGTAGTATCTGAATTAATAGCATGACTTGCAGAAGTTGCATTTGCTACAGTTCCATCTACATTTGCTCCTGCTACATAAGATGCTGTATTTGCCGTTGTTGGTATAATAGATGAACTTGCTACTGCTTGTGGTACACCATTAGCATCTCCTTTCCATACATAATCAGTTGTTAGGTTTGGTAAATCATTAGTTCTACCTGCTCCTTGTACTATTATTTCTCCAGTTGCTGCATCTATCTTAGCTGCCGTTCCTATATTTTGTATTAAAGCTGAGCCTGTAGGTTTGGTTGCTGTTAAAGTACCATTTAATCCTACATATACCGAATGACCTGCTGTAAGTCCAGATGTATCTATTCCTGACTCTCTTCCACTTATAACAACTGTTCCATTACCACTTGCATTTATAGCATTTTGTGTTATACCAATTGCCGGCATTGTTGCCGAACTATCATTAGAAGCAGTTACTACATTTACATTCTCTCCTGTAACTCCATTAGCATATACCGGTACTCCTGCAGCGATTGTTGAAGCCTGTATATTCTTAACTGTTATGATTAAGTCTTCGGCTGTTCCACTACCATCTGCTCTTACAGCATGTGAAGCACTTGTTGCTGTTGAAGCACTATCTGCTGTTGTTGCATGTGAAGAACTTAATGCATAAGATGCTGACACAACACTACCTAATAATAAAGAAGCAGTTGCTGCATAAGAAGCAGATATAGTACTATTACTGGCTTCTGCAAGAGAAGCTGATGTTGCTGTACTTGCTTGAGATGCACTTAATGCATAAGATGCTGATACAGCATAACTTGATGATACTGCATATGATGCACTTTCATGTGGTGTTACATTTAATGCATAAGAAGCTGTTACTGCGTAAGATGCTGAAGTAGCTTGTGAAGCTGTAAGGTCAAGGTTAGTAATAACACTACCTGTACCATCAGCAATTAAACTACCTGAAAGTTGTACTAACTTCTGGTATGATTCGTCTATATATTGATTTTGTAATGATGTTGCCATTTTGTTTTTATTGAGGGTACTGTTTGAATCTTCTGTCGTATGTACGGATTCCATACTTTCTAGCCCAATCTAAATAATAGCTACCTTTCATAACAAAAGGATTTTTATATTTGTTGGTATAGTCTGGTTCCTGTTGATATAATTTATCTCCTTGTTCTAATTCTGGGAAGTAATTTTCTTCTTCAAGGATATAATTAGTTAATCTTTGAGCATAATATTCCATTTTGTTTCTTACGCTCTGTCTTTTCATATCGTAGATATCTTTATCTACTGGATCTGAATTTTCACCACCATTTGGTCTAAGTAAACCATTATTTCTAGGTCTTAGATAGATCTCTTCCAGTGTCTCATAATATACAGCATATAATAAGAAATCTTGAATATAGTTTAATACTAACGTTTCATAATTACCAGTTAATGTATCTGCATCTACATCAGATAAAAGTTTTTCATATAGCACTGTACCTATAATATTTTGTAGCCAATAATCTTGAGCTGTTCTTATACAGTTTTTTACTAGTTCAGTATCTACTGAATTATTAAGGGACGTAAATTGTCTTACTTTTGCTTCTGATATTAAAAAGGTCGTGGTCATGCTAATAATTCTGGTTGTTCGTTAGTTACTTCTGCTTCTTCTTCTGTAGTAGTATCATCTGATACAATTACTTCTTCGTCTTGTTCTCCATCTTCAAGTAATCTTTTCTGGTCTATTCCTAATACGATATCTGGATACATAAAGCTCATTAAACCTTCAAAGCATTTTAACATTTCTTGCTGGTAAGGTAAAATAACTAAATTTAAGAATAGTAAATGTGCATCTAATAACTCTGCTCTACCACCCAATTGACCTGCTTCTTTAATTCCTAATAACATAGGTGAAGTAATTCTGTGAGCTGTCAATATCTTCTGCATTACAAGATCGTTAATAGTAGTATAGTATGTATCAGTAGTAGCTGGATTTATAGGAGTAATTTCCGGTCTCATTTCTCTATCCGGTACATCCATGTATACTAATTTTCCAGCATTGTTTGTACCTGCAAAGTTAGACTCTAATTGTCCTTGTATCTCTCTTAATTGTTCATCTGAACCATTAGTAAAAGTTGTAATAGATAAAGAAGGAGCTAAACCATTGTTAATGTTATTAGTATGGAAATCATCAATAGATGTATCTAACTCTATAATTCTTAAAGCAGCTACATAGTCAGGTAAGCTATAATACTCTTGTCCTGGTCTATAATCTCTATGTACATATATTTGTCTTGGTTCTTCTACTTTCTTATTAGTATCGTATGTTGGTAAGTATTCAATGTCTTTATCTTCGTAAACATTATTATTAAATCTTAATTTTGTATCCCATTTAGTACTAATAAAGTAACCAGGTATATGACCACGTGAATCTTTTTCTTTAGATCTTATAAAGCTATAGTCTATATGGTAAGCATCGAATCTTTGTCTATCGTTACTATAAACTATTTCTAATGCGAAAGATCCATGTAGTTTGAAATCTAATGCACATTTAGCAAATAAATCGTTCCACGATTCTCCTTTACTGTTTGCTCTTTGTAAGTATATATCGTTGTTTGCTGTAAGACCTTGACCTATTATCCCTTCTACAATTGCATTTGTTGCTGCTGCATGTACGGAAGATCTATTGTACATCTCTATTAAATGTTGAGGAAATAAATTATCCTGGCCATTTTTTATGTATCGTTTTTCTTTATCAGACTGATATTCAGCGTGATTAAATTTTTTAAGTTTTTTACTTTCTATACTTTTGAAGGTAAATTTGTTTGTTTCTGCCATTTTTAGTTATTATAAGTAGTATAAGTTCCGTCTTCGTTAGTAGTAATATACTTTGTTATGGTAGATGTATTTGTACCATGTACATATGCTCTATCTTCTGCTACTTCTTGAGCATCACCAGCATATGGGTCACCCCAAGTTACATGATGACTACCAAATAAATAGTGAGTTTCACCCCAGGTCGTTCTAGTAGTTGGTGTTTGATACATTAATTTAGCTGTATACTGACCATCATAACTTGGTAATCCACTTGAAGTATAAGCTTGTAAAACGTATACAGATGATTTGTTGTTAGCTGTGTTAGTGTTTATTCTTATTATATTGCTAACAAGAGAAGTTGATTGATCTAAACTTTGAGTTAATTGTAAAGAATAAGTTCCTGAACCAGATTCTGTTATACTAGTGTCAGGATACATTACGAAACTACTGGTTTGGTTTGAACTATATAGATTAATCATAATATATAAGATAAGAAAAAAGGGACTGATCTCTATAACCAATCCCTAGTTTTCTGTTAATTATTAGTAGGATACAGTTATCCCAGTAAGTGCGTCTGTTAAATTACCAGTTGTAGTAATTTCTTCTGCTGGTTGAGGTTCTAATCCCTCAAAGGTTAGGGAATATTGATTGGCGTCGCCGAATGCGGTACCTGTAGTCCCTGAGCCTCCTGTTAAAGTTGCTCCACGGTAACGACCTACATAGAAAAAGCTACCCACATAATCCTCTGATCCATTATTCGTTTCAACAACGATTTTTAGATCTGGATTTTGGGCTAAAACTTTTACCTGATTACGTACTGAAGCTTGCAACTTATGGAAGGCTGCGTTTACTGTTTGCTGATAGAAAACTGTTCCGTTCTCTAAGCTAGGATTTGGTGTTTCTGTGAAATCTCCAGTGTTCTTTGTTAAATCAAATTGATAAAACACTCCTGAACCTGAGATGTCAGAGATAGCACCAGATGCGTCAGTAATACCTGCAACAGAACCTGATAAGATATAAATTGATTTTATACCTCCTGAATTGTCCCTACAGCCTAACTGAAATCCTGATGTTACATCACATGCCATAATATAAGTTTTTTTAAGTTAATAAAAAGGGTGGCGGTTAAACCACCCTGTTATTTGCGTATAAGCCTCCTTACGCTTGGTCGTTAGATACGAAATATTCTGGGTGTCCTACTTGAACTCCTAATTTATTTCTTAATCTATACTTTAATGCGTCACCATTAATGTCGTACCACATTTGAAAGTTCGTTGTATCTGATACTAAGTCAGTACCTACAACCATATCTGATGCTGGTCCGATAATTACTCTCTCACTTGATCTTAAACCGTATGTTCCAATGATCTTGATGTTAGGATATCCGGGAAGGGGAACACTATAAAATGATCCTTGTCTTTGAACACCTGTTGGGTCAAAGTTAAATAAGTTTTGAGTAGTTAATCCGTTGATGATTCTTTGGAATACTGAAGTACCAACCCAAACTGTTAAGTCATCAGCGTCAAGGACGTTTACGTCTACTGATTCTAACATTTTAGATAGCTGGTCATATGCAGTACTACCAGTAATAACGTTAGCTCCAATTCCTGTTGCTACGTTTACTCCTGTAGTTGATCCTGAGATTAATGTCTTAAACCCGTCAGCATTTGGAGTTACAGTTGAGTTAGCGAATGCTGCCCCACTTACTGCGTTCCAAATAAAGTCGTCGTTTATTTGTTGTGATTTTTTAACTAAGTCTTCTGATAATGCAGAGATAATAGTCATTGTGTCTTCGTATGAACCTGCGTCTAATACAGCTTTACCTAAGTATTTGTCTGTAAGTAATTGTAGGTTCCAAGAGTCATAAGCAGTTCTTTTAGTAACTGTTATATTTCTCTGTGTAAAGTCAGCCGAACCGGAAGGAGTAGATACTGCATTACCACCTTGAAAGTAAGGAGTAATTGAAGCCAAGTTAAGAGGTTCTTGAAATTTAATTCCCTCTTGTATCGACACGTATTCAGCTGTATTTCCAGTATAGACAGTATCTAATACCATCTTACCGGCTAACTCATCGTTAAAGTCGTTTAATGCGCTTACGTTAATTGCCATTTTTGAAAATTATTTATTTGTTAATCTTGATAAAGCAGTTTCGTATCTTTTCTTATTAAAGACTGCTTTCGGTTGTCTAACCTTAGCCTCCACTTTACTATACATTGATTCACTAGTAGGTTCTGATGCTGGCGCACTCATGTACGTCTTCATCTCTTCTCTAATTGTTTCAATAACAGTATCGTGTTCAGCCATTTTTTTCTTTAACTCCTCGATTGCGGGAGCTACTTCAGTCATGATTGAATCGATGATAAGTTCTTTGATCTCCATTTGTTCCTCTTCAGGTAAATGTTCGCTCAAATCCTCTTCACCATCTTCAGCCATCTCTGTTTTAGGAGCTTCTTCAGCATTCATTTCCTCTTCGACAATGTCGTCGGTATGTTCTGCTAATGAACCTTCTCCTTCTGATTCTGGTCTGTGAACTCCAGTAATCTTACCTTCAGCGTTTACTACCAAAGTTATGCCAGACTCTGTGTCATGGCTACCTTCAGGTGCAACTACGTGAGTTCCATCCTCCAAAATCACGTGTAGCTCTTGACCAACAGCAAAAGCATCCTCTAACATGTTTGTTACTTTCGTACCATCCACTAGAGTAGCTTCATCAAATTGTTGCTTAGATTCTTCGTTATTTGAAGTTTGTTTCTCTTCCAATTGAAAATAAGATTTAACCAAGTTCTTTAATGCCTCTTTATTCATAAAAAAGAAATTATTTTGGTTAAAAATAGGTTTTTGTTGAAAATAAATAGGAATTTATATATAATAGTCAAACTATATATATGTATATATTAAGTAGTGGATAAGTAATCTTCGGGTTAATGGCTGGCTAAAAGCCCAACCCTCAGTTGTAATATAAGGATTTTCTACCAGAAGATCAACTATTCTGTTAATTATTTTTTATTTATTTTCTACTTAGTACAAAAAAAAATACATATTTTCTTGTTTATTTGGTTTTTTTTACTTATCTTATACTATGTATAATAAATAATAATATACTAAACAAGAATATGATTAAACAAGAATACTTAGAAAAACTAGAAGAAAAGATAGATAGGAATAGTAAGAAACTGAATGCTATCTATGAAATACTTACTAAGAAAGATACTAGTAAGATAGATAAACCATCCAACAATAATAATACTACTCAGACTAAACTTTATCCAAAGAATATAGAGTTATTAGAAAGCTTATTAGATATTACTGATAACCAGAAGACTATAGCTTTCTTAACAAGTATTATTAACAACAGTTACCCTACTTTAACTGCAGGTCAAAATAAAGTTGTAGTAGATTTAGCTAACCAGTACAATGTAGATTATGGAAACTAAAATTTGTACAAAGTGTAATGCTAAAAAATCTATAGATGATTATTACTATATAAAACCTAGTAAACACAGTAAAAAAGGATACTACTATAACTACTGTAAGCATTGTCATTATCATAAAATGACTAAACATACAGCTAAGAAGTGGCGTAAACAATACCCTACAAGATGGAAAGATGCAGCATATAAAGCACAAAAGGCTATGTTTGAAAGAGATTTTGCTGCTGTTTACTTATTAATAACTACTAAAGGTTGGTATGTAGGTTCTACAGATAAGTTTAGACATAGAATGTATCAACATAAGTTCAGTAAGTTCAAAGGTAATATGTGTTATATAGGAGCTAAAGTTTTGTATACTCATGTACTAGGAAAAGAAGATAGGGTGTACCATAGACGTAAATTAGAAAAATACTGGATTCAAATGTTAAGACCTAGATTAAATAAACACCACAATCCTTTATATAAGAAGTTATACCATGGCGGTTATGAAAAAAAATAAAGATACAATATTTGTACAACTGGCATCTTACCGTGACCCAGAATTAGTTCCAACTATAGATAACATGCTTGAAAATGCTAAGTACCCAGATAACTTACATATCTGTATAGCTTTTCAGTATAGTGAAGAAGACGAATTTACTAAAGAATTAGATAAGTATAGAGATGATACTAGATTTACTATTATTGATATCCCTTTCACTGCTGCTAAGGGAGCTTGTTGGGCTAGAAACCTAATACAACAAGAATATAAAAAAGAAAAATATACATTACAACTTGATTCTCACCACAGATTTACCAAAGATTGGGATATCTCTGCTGTTGATATGTTAGTTGGATTGCAAGAAAGAGGATATTCCAAACCCTTACTCACTTCCTATATCCCTTCTTATAATCCTGCAAACGATCCCGATCAGAGAATCAATAAACCCTGGGGTATGTCTTTTGATAGATTTACCCCTGAGGGTGTTGTATTTTTTCTACCCTATTATATAGAAAATAACCCGCTTAACCCTATACCGGCAAGGTGGTATTCTGCTCATTTCGTATTTACTTTAGGACAACACGCAATAGAGGTTCAACATGATCCAGAATACTACTTTCATGGTGAGGAGATAACTCTTGCTGTTAGATCTTATACACATGGTTATGATTTATTCCATCCAAACAAAGTACTTGCCTGGCATGAATATACTCGTGTTGGTAGAGTTAAACAATGGGATGATGATAAAGAATGGGTAGAAAGAAATAATGCCTGCCATAAAAAAGTAAGAAGTTTATTAGGAGTAGATAATGAAAATGATATAGAAGAACTAGAGTATGGTTTAGGTACAGAAAGAACTTTACAGGATTATGAAGTATATGCTGGTATAAAATTTAGTAATAGAAGTATAACAGAAGCCTGTAAGAAAAATGTAAACCCTCCTGGTACTCCTGAAGAACAATACTATCAAGAGTTCAAACATGCTATAGATTTATTTCCTTCTCAATTCCCAGAAGATGACTATAGCTTTTGTGCTGTAATATTTGAAGATAATAAAGGTCAACAAATTTATAGAGAAGACCTTACAGATAAACAATTAAATAATTACCTTAAGACACATAAAGCTACTAATAACCATTTTACTATATGGAGAAAGTATAGCGGTCCTAAACCTAATCATATAATTATATGGCCTCATAGTATATCTAAAGGTTGGGGTGAAAAAAGAACTATCAACGTATGAGAAAACTTTTAACTGGTGTTTGTAATAATATAGAAACACATATAGATAAAATACTTTTATGGAATAACAGCTTTAAGGCTAAAACACAAGGAGATGTTATACTTCTTGCATGGAATCCAACTCCATCAGAGTTAAAACTATTAGAACAACATAACATAACGTATCTTAACGTTTCTAACGATAGTTCTGAGACAGTTAATAACCAACGTTTACTCCCTATGAGTTCCTTTCTTATATCTAAGGAGAATGAGTATGATGCAGTGCTATATACTGATGTATTTGACGTTGCTTTCTTACACGATCCTTTTGAAAAGATGGATTTATATAATTATAGTGTTTTTATTGCAGGAGAAGGAGTAACTCATGGTGAAGAACCTTGGAATGCTGATGTGATGAAAAAATGTTTTCCTAATGAGAAACATAAATACAATAATTGTGAAGTATTTTGTAGTGGAGTTATGGCAGGTACTCCTGTAGCATTATCTAACTTTGTACAAGATATGTGGTTAACAGGTTTACGAAGTCAAAAAGGACATGATATACACGATCAGGCAGCTATGAATATAAACATCTATAATGATACGTCTTATCGATTAAAAAAGTTTTTTATTTATGATAAATGGTGTTTACATATGGCAACAGGAGGTCCTACTGAATTCTTTGAATCGTGGGGTTTTAGAAATTCAATAGAACGTAAGTATGGACCTATTCCTGATTGGAAAGAATTTTCTATAGTTCACCAATTTAACAGAATACCACAAATACACAAAGAAATAAAATCGATGTATGAATAAGAATATAGTTTGTATACACGGAGGTAGCTTTAATGGTTACGACCCATATTGGAAAAGTACAGGTATAGATTATGAATACCTAAATGATATTAGTAAAATTAATATAGGAGAAGGTTTACACTATACCGAACAAGACTGTAGAGATATTTTTCGTTTCCAAGGTCAAGTTAGTAAAAGCCATTACTGGAATAGTTATGGAAATAGAAACATTATATGGTTTTATGCTCATTTAAGAATGATATACTACTACCATAAGAATCCTCAATACGATTACTATTGGTTCTATGATGATGATGTAACTATTGATAACTGGAAAGTATTTGAAAAGAGTTTTATAGGTAATACTACTGATTTTATATCTTACTACCTATTTAAGAAAGAAGATTATAAATCACAACCTAAAATACCAATCATAGATAACAATACTACCTCAGATCATATGTGGTTTGAAAGATTTCCTGGTGATGGAGATAAATTACCTTCTGATGTACAAGAATACTATGGTTCTTTCTTTCCTATAGTTAGAATATCTAATCGTGCTTTATGTAAACTATATGAGTTGTGGAGAAATAAAAAATTATACGGTTATTCTGAAGGTTTTGTACCTACTATACTTAATTATTATAATTATTCTTTAGATACTATATTTGATAATAACTCAGAAAGTAAACATTTTGACGATAAGATAGTAAATGTTAAACATAAAAATATTAAGATAGGATGGCAATGGATATAGCAAAACCTTGTATAGTATCAGCTCTTTTTGATATCGATAGACCTAACTGGAAGAATTTTAAGTCTTCTTACCATACCTATATACATTGGAGTAGACATCTTTTAAGTATAGATTGTAATTTAGTTATTTTTACCGAAGAAAAGTTTTTTAAGGAATTATACGACTTAAGAAAACAATTTGATCGTGATATGACTAAAACTAAAATTATAGTTAAAGATAAAACAGATCTACAATTATATTATACTCATTACGGTAGAGTAAAAGCATGTATGGAGAGTGATGAATTTGCTAAAAAAGTACAATTCGATGACGTTCCTGAAATGTGTCAGCCTTGGTATAATATTTTAATGTATAGTAAACTTACTTGGATGAGAGAGACTTATGTAAATAAGTACTTTGACTGTAATTTACTTATATGGAAAGATATTGCAGTATATAGAGATGAATCAGATAAATATAATGTAAAATGGCCTGATGTTGAAAAGATAAGTCGTACTAAACCTACATTGTTTACTCACCATAATAAAGTAAATATATATGATAACCGTTCACATATACTTTCACAACAAAGATTTATACAGGGTGGATGTATGGTAGTACCAGGACATTTACTACACCCATTAAATATAGCTTACTTAGAATTAGTAGACAAATACTTAGGAGAAGGGTTGATAGGTAGTGATGAAAAGTATTTAGATTTCCTTGTAAAAGACAATCCTAATAATTTCGAATTAATTAAATGTGATTGGAGAAAGTACTTTGGATTTTTTAAGTACGATCAACAAGTTTCTTAAATACCCAAGCACCTAAAGCACCAGCAAATCCTACTACAAAAGCTAGTATAATATCTTGATAATGAATAAAACTAACTATACTGCTTGAGCTATAACCTATCATTAAAGTAAAATTGTTATTCATTATTTCTGTTTTTTTGCTTGAATAAATTTATCGTTAAAGAAACCTTCAACTGAAAAACCTTTTATTTCACCAGATTTAACTTTATTCCATACATACTTATCCTCAATCTTATATTGACCCATTAAAGTACCTACTGGAAGATCAAATCCGTATAATTGTTGTTTGTCTTTTTGTACATCTTCTACCATCCAAGTTGAAACCATATAACCGTCTACTGGTTTAGTTGCATCATGTTCAAGATTTAACTTGTCGATGTACTTATTCCTCATCATCTTCTCACTTATTCTACGAATAGTATCTTCTGAAAAGAAAACATAATAAGGTTCTCCTTGTTCATCTATTCTAAGTATAAGTTTATTAGGTATCATTAGAGGACCTACTACCATTTGTTTATCTTCTTGTAGAGCAAAGGTAAGTTTTTGTTTCTCTGTAGTAAAATCTTGTTTCTCTGCACTGTTCTCTTCTCTAATAGACTCTAACTTATTAGAAGCCCATTCTATACCGGCTCTACCACCCCATGCATCAACCATTAAGCCTCCGCAACCTTCTGAGTAAGGTATATCTTCATGTTGTAGGTGTCTAGCAAAGCTTGCCATTCTTGCAATAGTCTCTTCTGATATTGGCTCTCTTTTAGCAAGTTGATTAGCTCTTGCCCATCCGACTCTAGTACCACACTCCTGGTCAGGGTGAGAATCTCTCCATTCGAGAGCTCTTTTGGCAGCATTTGTTGCAGATTCAGGATAATCGGAATAAGATTCAAATTGTTCATTGCTTGAAGATATTTGGTTTACATAATCAGGTAATTCTGTAGGATTAAGTTCAAAACTATCATAACATATAGCTGCTGCTTGGTCTTCACCATAACCTTCACTTTTAAGAACTGGAATACATCTTGATATATATTCTTCTCTAGTTTCACCTGCTCTTCTTTCTACAAATAGATCTTTGACTGCATTTTCAATAAGTGAAAAAGCTATAGCATCTTCTATCTCTTTGTTGTTAAAAGCAAAGAAGTCTGCTTGTATAGCTGGTTCTTCTACCAATGCTACAGCATCTACTCCTGTAAATTCATCTAAAGTGTTGATTAAAAGTTCGATTACCTTCATAGTATATTAATTAATAGTTCTTCTTGTAGACAATTTTGCATCTGCCTCTTGTGCTGATCTTGTATCTCCTGATATTACATAAGCTCTTACTAATGGTACCGGACACATACTTTGATCTGGAGCAGTATCTTGACCCATAGTAGGTAAACCTGGTACATTTACTCCTCCTCCATCTCCTCCAGTTGAAGCTGCTCCTATTGCTGATATTTCAGCTTTAGCTTTTTTACGTGCAGCAACTATAGAAGCAATAATACCTCCAATTGATAAACCAAATGCAGCAATACCAAATGGTCCTAATGCTGCTACGAATGCTCCTAAAGACATAGAAGCTTTACCAACTGCTGCAGTACCTGCTAGAGCTATTTCTTGAGCTGTAGCTGATGCTTTAGCTACATTAAGTCTTGCTATTTGTATTTGTTCCATAGCATAAGACTTAGCTTTCATTACCTCTTCGGCAATTAATAATGTTTGTTTAAGAGTAAATTGATCTCTTTCTGCTTTTATCCTTCTTATTTCAACTTCTCTTTCTTTCTTTTCTAACCTATCTAAAGATTCAGCTCTAGCTTGTTCAGTTAAAGATGTATTGTTTAATATTTCATCTCTTTCTCTTTGTAGATTAACTAAAGTTCTATCGTATCTTTGCTGTGATAACATTTCTATGTTAGCAAATGCTTCTGAAGCTAGATTAACAAAGTTCTGCCATTTTTCTCTATCTCCTAAAGTTTTATCTATAGCCTCTTGTAATCCAGTTTGATAATTTGTAATTAAACCATCATCACCAAATAATTCTTCTTCTAATTCAATAAAGTCTTCATCTATATAGGCTGGATCAATAAATCCGTCATCTTTGATAGCTTTGTTAAATGCCTCTGTAAAAGTCATAGCAGCTTCTTCTCCCAACATACCGAATAACTCTTCGTCTTGTTTTCTATAAGCATCTAACGTTTCTGAGAATCTTATTTCTTCTAAACGTTCATTATAGGCTTTTAATTCTGCTTCAGCTTTCTTTCTAGCTGCTTCTTCAGCTGCTCTAGCTTCATCGTCCATTAACATCTTAGCCTTACGAGCTCTAAGTACCATTAACTCAGTAAACATACTATCGTACTCTTCAGAACCTTCCTCTAATGCAGCTATCTTATCTTCTTGTAGTTTTATTTCTAAATCTATAGTATCTTGACCATATGCCTGTAATACAGCTATACTTCTTTCTAAAGCAAGTACTGAATCTGCTTCTGCTAATTTAGTTAAAGCATCTGCATATGACTGGGCTTGTAAAGTAGCAAATCTTGTAGCATTACCTAAAGATTTAATCATGTTCCATAAAGTAGTAGTGGTTGGAACAACATCACCTGTTATTTTAGAAGCATATTTAGCAAAAGCTACTGTTAAAGCTGCTACTGCTGCTGCTACCGCTACATAAGGATTAGCTAATGCTGCTGCATTTGCTCTTAACTGAGCTAATGTAACACCTTGAAGTGCTATTCTCATTTGGTTTAATCCTTCTGCTACATCTCTAAATCCAATAGCTACTGCAATAGCTGAAGCTGCTTTCTTTTCAAACTCACCAAACTTATCGGACTCTATACCTAAAAGACCAAGTGTACCTACAGCACCTGCTAATGCTCCGGCCATAATCTTTATACTTCCTTCAGCAGCTTGAAACTTTTGATCTATAGTAAGCCCATCAACCTGTTGATCAATTTGTTTGATCTCAGCACTAACTCCTTCAAGTTGTTTTTCGAGCTGTTTAACGTCACCTGATTCGACGTCAATTACTACTTTATATGTTTTAGTTGCCATATGTATAAATACTATTTACTTTGTTAGTTCTAACTACAAACTGTAGCGTCAATTATAAGCCCTGAACCTGATATCTCTAAACTATACTGTGAGTAATCATCTTCTAAACCATACCCCCAGAATAAATCATTACCGTTGAATGGAGTAGTTAACGCACTATCTGTATATACTGTTTTTCCTACTGCAAGAGATCCAGAAGTATATACTAGCTGTGTACAAAGATTCAAACATGGTGAATCTACATTTGCAAATCCTACTGAAGTAAAGTAATTCTCTACCTCTGCTCCAGTTGGTGTAGGAGTCGGAGTTGGCGTACTACTAGGAGTAGGCGTTGGAGTAGGAGTACCTGTAGGAGTTGGAGTAGGTGCTGGACAACTACCTGTTACTACAATATATGTTACATCGTTATATCTTACATATATTTCTGGTATACTACCTGTTGCTGAGTTATTACTTAATCCTACATAGTTACCAGATCCTGTGAAAGGTATAGTTAAGTTAGAATCATTCCATAGTTGGTCGTTAACTGAAGCTGAGAATACATTATCGAATGCATCAGTAAATACAGAAGCTGTTGTAAGTGTTGGATAACAAGCATCAGTACCAAGTATTGTAAACTGTTCAGTTACTCCAAACTCGTATGCTACTATTGGTGTTGCAGTTGGAGTAGGTGTAGGAGTACTTGAAGGCGTAGGTGTAGGTGTTGGAGAAGGTCCTATACAAGTTGTAGGACTAGTTATTACTCCTGTACTATTAGCTACAAATACTGAAATACCTGCAAAACTTTCACTTGGACTAGATACTCCATAGTATAGATCGTTTCCATCGAATGGAGTAGTAAATGCAATATCAGTATAGAACGTACCTGCACGTGAAACAATATCGCTTAGACTGTCTCTATCTGTATATACTGTATCATTACCTGTATTATCAAAACATATATCATTTATGACAGATCCAGTAGTTAAATTATAAGTATAAACAGCTACCGATGTTGGAGTAGGTGTTGGAGTAGGTGTACTACTTGGTGTTGGACTTGGTGTTGGAGAAGGACCTGCACAAACTTGAACGTTGTTAAATAGTCCTGTATTATCGTTACCAAATCCATCTACAGTAGCAACTGCACTAGAAGTAGCACTAATTCCATACCATAAGTCATTACCATCGAACGGTGTAGTTAATCCTGCATCAGTATATAAGAAAGTATTAGAAGCAGAAACTACAACATCATTATCTGCAGAGTATACTGTATACAATCCTGCTACTTGGAAACACTCATCTCTAGTTACACTACCTGAAGTTAAGTAGTATGGGAAACTTACCACTGGAGTAGGAGTAGGTCCACAATCACCAGCATAAGATAGTAATCCTGTTGTATTATTTATAAACCCATCTATAGAAGCTATACTACTTGAAGGACTTGAAATACCATACCATAGATCATTACCATCAAAAGGAGTTGTTAATCCTGTATCGGTATAGAAAGTAGTACCATTAGTTACTATATCACTAGGAGTTGGTTGAGCAGAATATACTGTATAAAGTCCTGTTGTTTCATGACATTGATCTCTAGAAGTACTTCCTGAAGTTAAGAAGTATTCAAATGCAACTGTAGGTGTTGGTGTAGGTCCACAGAATTCTTTAGCACTAAATAAACCAGTATTATCATTACCGAATCCTAAAGTAACTCCAGAACTAGCAGTAGTTGAATTTACACTATACCATAAGTCGTTACCATCAAAAGGAGTTTGTAATGTTTGATCAGTCCAGAAATAGTTACTACCTGTAGTAGTTAATACGTCATTTTTATCTGAATAAACTGTATAAGCACCAACTGCTTCAAAACATTGATCTTTAACTGAACTACCTGATGATAAGAAGTACTCATAGAATACTACCGGAGTAGGTGTTGGACCACAATCGTATACAGTTGAAATATTACCTGTTGAATCGTTTACAAATACACTTATTAATGCCGTACTACCAGATGGTGTACTAACTCCATACCATAAATCATTACCGTCAAACGGTGTAGTTAAACTTGTATCTGTATATAATGTTCCTTTTCTACTTAAAATATCTGAAAGATCATCTCTATCTGTATATACTGTATAATCACCAGTAGTTTCAAAACATTCTGCATTGTTAGTATTACCATTAGTAAGACTATAAGTAAATACTGCAAATGGTGTAGGTGTTGGAGTACTAGTTGGTACTGGGGTTGGTGTAGCACAAAGACTAATATTAGTAACTCCTTGAGTTAAGTAATAATCAAAAGATCTCTTGTTAGCTGTTCCATCATAAGTATCTGCAATAGCATAAGACCAACCATCATACAATTGAGTTGTTAATGCTGAGTTAAGGAATATTCTATCTCCATTCTGCATATCAGTTACAGTAGTAAAGTCTTGAGAATATGCTTCATATATAGTTGGATCTTCACAAGCATCTTCATAAGTAAAGTTAGCAACTGTTACATAGAAGGTTGTAGTAGTTCCACAATCTTTTTCATCATTTCCTTTCTCTGATACTAAACCTGAATCTGATATAGACCATACAAAGTCTACATCTGCATTTTTAAGTCTATAGTATAAGTTACCACCATTAAATTGATAAGTTGGGTTACCTACCTCATTAGGATCAGTATAAACTCTTTGGTTATATTCTGTCCAAGTAGTAGGATCTGCAGAAGAATAAACTGAACCTGTTAATTCTCTTGTACACATAAACTCACTTTGAGTTCCATCAGATATACCTAAACCATATACTCCTGCCGGTAAAGTAGCCGTTGGTGTTGGACTAGTAGTCGGTGTAGGAGTAGGTCCTGCAAACGGAGTAGGTGTTGGTGTAGCCGTTCCTGTAGGTGTGCTAGTTGGGAATGGTGTAGGTGTTGGTCCACCTGGTGTAGCTGTAGCTGTAGGGAATGGAGACGTAGCCGTTGGTGTTGGAGTTGGCGTTGGTGTTCCTGTTACTCCTGGAGTACTTGTTGGTGCTGCCGTTGGAGTTGGTCCTACATTTACATAATATGCATTATTACAATCTGGTGTGTTACTTTGAATTACATATACACTACAAAGTTCTTCAGTACAAAAACCTGCCGCTAATGTAGCAGTACTAACGTTTTGAGCAATAATATTACCAGGGTCTATACTACCACAGTAGATGGTAAAATTACCTACCCCGTTGCTATAAGATGTTAATGTTAATGTTACTGAAGCCATATACTATTTTTTACGGACAAGCTGGATTACTAACTGTTGTTAATGTTTGTGTTGCAGCATTCCAGAATCTTGTTATACTAGTTTGATCACTATACCATGTATTCACACTTCTTAAACTTGTACAATTGCTATCAGAGTATACTTTAGTAGCTGCTGCAAGTGAATTTGCATTAAAGTATGCTGCTGTTAATTTAGTACTTATACAATAAGCATCAACATCACTAGTAGTACTACCATAAATACCTATCAATTGCTGACATGGTACTGGTGTTGAAGTTGGTACCGGTGTAGGAGTTGGTGTTATTCCACAAGCAACACAACTTGCATATTGAGTATAAGTATCGATATCTCCATCTGCTCCTGTTCCTCCTGTACTATAATATTCAAAACAATCTACTCCATCAGACAATACTAATCCAGTTGTAGGTATTGGGTTTTGATCTGATACTTGAATTATTTGACCGGCAGGTTCACCACAAGTTATAAATCTAGCATAGTATACTGCAGGTGTTGGACTAGGCGATGGGGTAGGCGTAGCTGTTACAGCCGATGTTTCTGTCGGTGTTGGTGTTGGTGTCGGTGTACTTGTACTAACCGGAGTAGCTGTTGGTGAAGGACCAATTGCTGTTGCCGTAGGACTAACTGTAGGAGTTGGTGTAGGTGTAGCAGTTGTAAATGGAGTTGGAGTAGGACCTACCACACAGGCAGTACTACTTTCACTTGAACTAACTTCAAATTGACAATTTACAGGTACGTTTACTCCACTAAAGTATGATGGGTATAATCTTAATAATTCAACAGTAGTTAAATCTTTTTGTGTTACATTAAACCCACTAATTTTGTTTATTCTGTATGCTTGATCTTTTACAAAGATTATATCGTTTAACTCTATATCTTTATATTCATGAGGTTCAAACTCTAAATCAAGAGTTACCTTTTTACTACCCTGCCAGTATAAACTTTCAATATAAGTTTTCCAATAGTTGGTATAATTACTACTACCGGATATACTAAGATCACCTCCTGCTAAATACTTAGTAGGTATATATCTATCTGTGTTACTTTCAAAATTTAAGTCCCTACTTGAACCTGTTATATAAGAATAACCTGGTGAGCTAGGGTATGGATAGAAGAAATCTTGCATTTCTACGTTTGATAGAGTAGAATATCCAGGAATATTATTAAATCCACCCTCTATATGCATCGATAGACTAGTACCAGAATCATCTTGTACATCTATACCAGTTATTTTATATCCCAATCTTGGCTTAAACTTATAAGATTCTTGATTGTTGTTGTTAAATCTATATAAGTGAGGAAGGATACTTTCGTTAGATCCAATATTGTTTGTAAATACAGCTGATGCAGTATTATCTGCAGTTAAATACTTACTACCGGTTATCATTGGTGCTAGTACTACAGGACCAAAATAATTTTCTACCTTTCTATTACCTTGTGCTAAATTAGAACTAGCTATAGTTCTTACGGTACCATATTGAAATCCAGGTACACTATTAAGGTAAATGTTACTAAACCTATCATCATCTTCTGCTGAAGTAAATAATATTTCTTTAGGTTGTTCGTCTACAGTATGATTTATAGCTATTCTTTCTGCTGTATCCCATCTATCAGTCCAGTCTTTATATTGACCTGATCTAATCCAGTCATCAAAAGGTTCAAGTCTTATTACTTTATTCTGAGTTGTATCTGGTATTGCTACCAAATTAAATTGTGTAAGAAATCCTTTGAATAAATCCATCGATTTAGTTTCAGGATCAAACTGCTCAGACATATCTATAGTAGCTCCATCAAAAGAAGGTGCCGGTGTTGGTATAGAAAAATAAGATGCAGTACTATCAAAAGTTATAGTTAAGTCCGAATCAGGACTACCATAATTTATACTTAAAGAAGTTTTATAGGTTGAACCAGAGGTTAACTGTACATTTGTATTTAACCTTATATTATAATCATCTAACGTACCAGGGGCAAAGCTTTGTGATACTCCCCATCCACCGAAAGTTAAAGTACCATAAAAAGGAAATGCCTGTCCAGGATCAACTTCAAAATAAGTATCAATATCTACTGCATATTCTCCTGTGGAAGGAGCTGTAAAAGTATAGGTTGGTCCATTATAATTATTTTGTGGATCGGTTACCACACTATCAAACTCTACAACAGAAGATGTATATCCTCCTGGTGCTGCAAAATTTATTACCTGGTCTGCTGACATGGTAACATATATTTGTGCTTGGGATGAAGGTGATATAGGTCCTAAACCATCTTGTGCTTTAGGTAACACGTACATATTTTGACAATACGTATCTATAAAAGATGAAGTATAACTATAACCTACCTGATCGAAAATTACTTCTAATAATTCTGGTACTCTTATAGACGGTTGAAACTGTCTAAGTAACATAGGTGATAGAGTGGTGGTAATACTACCTGAATCAGCAGCACCACTTCCTGCCATTACTTTTGGTTGGGTAGGGAAAGCTACTACATTATCTGTACCAAAGTCACATAACGGATAAAATATTGAACCACTTAGAGGCGGATCACCATCTGCCGTTCCTCTGTTATCTCTCCAGGATGAAGTTATAAACCCTCCATCTAAAGTATGATCATAAGCACTAAAGTCAGCATCTTTAATTAAAAGACCCTCTAATGCATCTTTGAACTCAACTACATTGTCACTTACCTGTACTTTGTAAGTTATATATCCATCTTGATCAGTTATTATCTCTAATAATTGGAACTGACCTTGTAACATCGTCTCTCCCCCGGTAATAATATAGGCCGGTATGCTATTATACATTCCCGGTATATCATCCGAAGAGACATTGTATCCGTGTTTGAAAAATTTATTGTTATTCTTTGTACCTGGAAGGTCAAAGGTCTGGGATCCTACTCCGAATATTTCTCCTATCTCTTGATTTTCAACAGCAGATATATCCAACCGCAGGGGTATATTCCTATCGATGTCAAGATCATAAGTTGATCCATCATATACTACTCTTAAAATCAGGTCTGCCATTATCTACCAACTCTGTTATTTGAATATTGATATTGTATATCATATTGGAAGGTCTTTTGACCTCTCAAATTAGTATAGTGTGTGTAACTACCATTGGTTATAATAATAGGAATAAAAGAAGAACCTTCCTGTAAAAATACAGAAGGTGATTCTAATAATTCACTTAACCAAATCGCTGTTTCTTGATTAATGTAAGGAGTGGTAACGCTTATTGAATCATTATATTGTGTGTTATAATAATCCTTACCTCTTCTATTTACATCGTAAGTCCCAGATACACTTGAATAGTTAACAAACGGTTTTTCAATTTGTTGTCTGTTAACTGTTGTAGTTTTCCTTATAGGTAGGTTAAATCCGTAGTAGTCCCATTGACCGTATTTGTTAATAAAAGCAAATCTTATTCTATCATAATTACATTCTTCTGCTTTATTAAATACCCAGGTATCTGAACCGGCCGTTACTGTAACCGTAGTCCAGTTAGCTCCCGCCCCTATATTCTTAGTAGATATCGGTACTATAGAGAATCCATTTGCACTTGAGGATATATCATATTCTATAGTAGGGCCGGGATTATAATCTACTGATGCTGTTACTAAATTACCACTGTTATAAAAAGTCATTGTGTGGTAATCATTATAAGATAATTCTTGATCTGTATATGGCATGTTAGTTAATGCCATTGACTGTGACTGCCAGTTAAAGCTTATACCATTGTTAGGATCTACTACTCCAGGTGTTACCGTAGATGTAGTTCCTTGTACTGCAGGAGAACCAGGATTTCCATTACCGTCATATAATATAACAGAAGAAGAAACTGAAGTACCGTATTCCTCTCCAAACCTTATTTGAAAGTCTTGTACTTGTGAGGTAGGTGTAGTTTCATTATTTACCGTCCATGATTCTTCATAGGTAAGGTAATCATTTAGTATTCTGGAAGGATCAAATATACCTACACCATTTGGGTTAGGATATTGTTTTGTTCTACTTAATAGTACACCACCCTGGGTAACATCCATTACATATTGGAATTGAGGTTGTGAATTAACTGAACTACTTACAGCATATACTAAATTAGTATAAGTAAAGTTAGGAAATGTCGGTTGTGTTACAAGTGTTATAGCCATTACCTCTTAAATGTTTTATCAAATAATATATCTAATTGTTGTTCCATAACTTTATCTACATCATTATCTAGTACTGTCATATCCCATGCATCATTAATAAATGGTTGGGCGGACATTTTATATGTACCTTCGTTTACATACTGACCGTAATACACCATTTCTACACCGGCTTTTACCCTCTCTCCTTGTAGATCGGCAAACGTCTTAATACTTCGTTTAAGAGTACCTGTTCGGTAGGGAGCAAGCTTCTTTAGATTCTTGTTAAGATCCTTACCAAACTCTTTTATTATTTTAGTTACTTCTTTTGCTGCCATTATGAATATTGTAAACAAATGTTAGCAGCTAGTGAACCTGTAAATCCAGGAGCATAATTCATATCGTTAGGGAACTTAAATTCTCTAACCGGTGTAGTACCTGGATCGGTAAGACATAATCTAGCTTCTTCTACTACTCCTGACCCGCTAGTGGTTGTATCTACAATCTCTAAGTTACCGTAAGTATAATTACCTGCACTTCCTGATCTTACTCTTATCCAGTAATCTGCCCCGGTATAAGTAGGACCAAATATATGATGACTAGTTAGAGTAGCATCTGTATAAGCAAATGAATTTACTATATTACCTGGGAAGGCCATATCATGACAAGTTACTTCAAAGCATATACTACCTGACGATAAGAATGTATCATCACAATTGGTTTTAGTTGCCTGGAAGTTTCCATATTCTACACAAACGACATTGCTACCGGTTGGTGCAGGACCGTTACATATTCTAGCTCCTGTTACTACATTATCATTAGAAATACTATCTCTTGTTACTACTAATACTGCCTCACCTAATGAGCTTGTATTAATACTTATATAATTATTTTCACCGGAATTAAATTGAGTACCAAAGGTAGTTAAACTTGAATCACTATAGATTGATTTACCTAAAGCAGTATAAGGATAAGAACCAGAAGGTGAAAAGTCTACATAAGCAGTATCTGGATGATCACCAGGATCAAGACAGGCACCTGAAATATTATTTACAGGAGCTGTAGTATTGTCTATACCAAAGCTATAAAAAGTAGGCGTGGCCGTAGGCGTAGGACTAGGTGTGGGTGTAGGGCTAGAAGTTGGACTAGGTGTAGGCGAACTTGTAGGTATAGGAGTAGGACTAGGAGTTGGACCAATCTTTGGATAGTCACAATAGTCCCAATTCCAAGGTGATGCTACTTCAATAGTGGCTACCCACCCAAATACTCTGTCCTGAAAAGCTTCATTGACCGGTGACAGGTCGGTCATAGTAATGTCCCAAATTTGTTGACGCGGAGTTGTACCGCGATTAAACCAAGCTATTAACTGGTATATTCGTTCCTCACATTCACTAATGGTGTCTACCGGTGATTCATTAGAAAGTGTTGGTACATCCATAGAATATAATTCGAATGTGAGAGTTCTAACTTTATCCACCACCCCCGGACTTGAGATAGGACGAAGATAAACATAAGGATAGTTTTTATTTACTGCATTGGCATCTAAAAAATCTATAGTACCGCTGTCAAAGGTAGATACGGAAAGATTTTCATTAGCAGCTTGAGTGAATAATTCTATAATTTCACTGTACGGTATGTTGTATCTGTTTGGCATTATCTTCTGTTTCTACTTAATTGTATTTCTCTTTTTTCTATCTTACGTAATTCTTCGTTAAAATCTTTATCTATTTCTAGGTAATTTAGAACGGTTAAAAAGTTTACGTCTGTGATAGACGTGTCCCCTGTAATTTGTAATATATTGGATTTACTGAGTTGGTAAAGAGTCCCCCACCAGCCCCAATGCTTGCCGAAAGAATTTTCATTTGATCTTGTTTCATCTTCTCCATCATCCTCTTGGTTATCTTGTTCTGTAAATAAAGAATATCTATCGAGTATTGATTTGCGGTGTGTAAAAAAAAACTGACAGCTCCTAATAGGATATGTATTGGAAATTGTTTGAAGTCTTCCTCCCTCTCCTTCCTCTTTTTATTATCGTAAGGTTCTACATTATACCAGTCAAATACATTCTCTACACTGTTATTGACCATTTTAATTTTTTGTTTAACGGCAAATTTTAATGTCTTAAATCTATGTGAAGTGATAGGACGGTACAGTATGGCTGCTAGTTTATGCATGTTACTCCCTAAGTCTTTAGTTAAATTTTCAATATCAATATATTCACCTAGTGAACTATTCTGAAGACTTGAATAACCGTACAGTGTACCATTCCATTCAATTATACTATGAAACTCTTGTTTATGGTCCAGTAAGTCGGCATAGGCAGAGGCTATTTCTTGGATGGTTTGTACATTCCAATTCTCTACCTCCTCTTTATCTAAACCGGTTAATGCTGATATAACATGAACCATTCTCTTTAGTTCTGATTCTCCTTCATAAGAATTCATCTTACTATACTGTTCAACGGTAAGAAAATCGGGGATGGTAATATTGAGAGTTTTAGTATTCATACAAAAAATAAATAGTTTTAGTTTCGGTCAAAGTGACTACATAGGCAGACTGCCGAATTTAGGTTGGATGGTAAGAGGTGTTTTACGGATGGTTATGTTATTATTTTCAATAAACTTAACCCTGCTATAATTACTTAACATAAGAGAGTCAATATAATCATCTTTAGCACCCGGCATATGACTAAACGATAATTTACCGGCCGGTGATAATTTATAAGTATATGTAGAAAACTCTGTATGTAGTTCCGGACATAGTTCTGATGTAGGTAGTTCAATGGTCATAGTCTCTATATCATGAATTAACTTCCTTACAAGATCCTGTTTACGGTCCTGGGTCATAAAGAACTCTCTTATCCTTGGATATCTTGGTCTTATTAAGTCAGACATAGCTTTACCTATACCGTTACATTCTATATATCCTCCTACCACATTAAAGTTATTAAGTAAGGACATAAACTTTTCTGCTATCTCTTGTATAGTTCTGTTGTTTATTGCCTCTATCCATCTTACTCTTCCGGTCGGGTCAATGAGAGTTAGTACTGACATATCATCTGTAAGGCCGGTATCTATACCTACATATACGTCTACTCTTTGCTCAATACTAAATAAGTTAATGGTAGATACTTTTTCCACTCCGGTAAAAACGTCATTACCACTATCAACAAAGTCAGCTAAAAACTCCTGACGGTAGATATCCGGAGGAAGTGATTTCTTAGCCTCTGTAATTAATACCTCACTAACATAAGGACAATCGGTAAGAGGAAACTTCATACTTACCACTTCAGGTTTATTATACCATTGAAAGAAATGATTCTTTCCTCTTGGTGTACTAATCATTAAACATTTTTTACCTAACGGATTTAATGTAGGAAGGATGGCCGTCTGTATGGAATGTTCTTTAATAAAGGCTGCCTCATCTAATATAAGATGGGTAAATCTAAAACCTCTTATGTTGTCCGGGCTATCACTAGATAGAAACTTTAATG